AAGTTCTTTACCTTCCTAAGGGCACAAAGTCCGCGCCCGCAAAGGCTGCAGACCCCGACAAGGGGCGCGTCTCAGCAGCGGCTCTCGGTTCACTGGATTTCTCTCTCTGATTTAACGTCATGGTTTTCATCGCTGGTAAGTTCTCTGCGGACGAGATACTCTGCCAAGTCCCGCCGCACACGCTCCGAATCGATCTTCAAAGCCGCTATTGGAAATCCGATACTGATAGCGAAGCGGCGATCGTCGACAGCAACGGTAATGGGATTCCGATTTCGTTCGTGCTTCTTGGGTTCACGCCGTATTTCGGCAACCTCGGTATGCGATCGCATGAGGAGTTTATTCGTATTGCTTACATTGGTGTCTCACCTAATCATCGTCTGCTTCCACCTCGCTGTGTATGCACTAGCATCATCAGTGGTAAATCGTCTCAAAGGAACTTCATCTCGTACTTCCAGACGCTCTACAACAACCGTATCAATGTAGGCGAAGTCATTACTGAGACAAAGTTTGTCCAGAAGTCCTTTAACGAAAGGGACCCGATGACTGGTGCTGACGGCGCCAAAATCAACTACAACGTTCTAGAGTTCCGGGATCGTCCTACTCAAACGGATGAAGAGCAAAAGCTCATCGAAGATATTGGAGCGTGGCTTGACTCTGGTTCAGGAGATCTGGTGGCATCTGCTCTACGCAGTACTATCTCCGGCGCTCATTTGGTTGAGCTACCTCTGGGAGAAGACCACGCAGCCATTAAGGAAGCTTTCATTGAAGCTAACCCGAAACGGCTAGAGGGTGCTGCTCCTGCTGGTCTGGCAGCGCTTCCCGCAGGGGCCGGTGCCCCTGGAGCTAAGGCAAGTGAGGTGGAGCCACCGACCGCCAAGAAGAGTTCCAGCAAAAAGGATCTTACTGACGAGCAGAAAGCAGCTCTCCAAGCCGCCGGTCTCGACTTCTGAGCTAAGCTCTGCCTGGATGTTCACCACGAGGGACGCCGCCAAGCGTCCCTTTTTTGTGCCTACAGCTCTAGCAGGTCGCCGAAGGACGGAAGATCGACACCATATGCTATGCAGTACTTTATAATATTCTCTAAGAGCTTTGCTCGTATCAAATAGTTTGCGTAAACGACCTCTAACACCTCCCGAGACTCTTTAGGACTAAGCTTATCGATGCCATCTAGAAAAGCACGGTGGGTAAACTTCTGCTCAAGTGTTAAGTGAGACTTAAGCTTATCCAGCAACTGTTCCGACATGTCGAATTTTTACTGCGTTCCTCGTTACATCTTCGATCCTATCCGTAACTCGGGGCTGGTTGATGGGGTAGTACTCTTACCGTTCGACCCCGAGGGAGCGCTCGAGAAGCAGGTAAGAAAGGCCAGCGTAACTGATGTAATAACAAACAACTGCGAAGAGAACATCGTAGACCTTGAATGGTGGTCTAAACAGAAAGGACAGGTCGACTGGGTAGTCGCTATAACCCAAGGAATGAAAGACTACACTAAATGGATCACTGAATGCGGACTACAGGCTGCAAGAAAAGGTGTGTGCATCTTAGATCGTCTAACGTTCCTGGAGCCCACGAGGGCACGTGAAGACTTCTTGCAGAACTCGTCTCTAACAAACATTAAGATATTGTCCCCCAGGCCATCATTTCGTGCGGATGGGACTAATTCAAAGGACCCTGTAACTTCTGCGTGGTTTGTGTTTCAAAAACCGGGAGCAGCTCAAGTGAACACGTGCATTGACTTCGAGGTATCCTGGCATCGCCCACAAGACCTCAAGCTGTGAGTAAGCGCCTGTTCAAGAGACTAGATCAACTTATTGAACTCCAGATCGAGCACAACCGTCAGCTTGATAAGATCACTGCATTGCTTGTGGGGCAGCAGCTGCTGACTGAGTGCGTTGATTATCAGGGTAACGCACGATCACCGGAGGATTGCGCAGAGATCACTGTTGAAGGTTTCTCGGCTGCTTTGTGCTTGATGTCAGAGCTCGATCAACGCAACCGCGATTACCAGTATCAAAAGTCTGAGTTCTTCCTAAATGATGACGAGGATGACGACGATGATGATGCAGATGAAGGTAAATTCGCATCCAGTTCGTTCTAAGCTGAAGAGGAATTGACACTACAACTGTGTCCGATACACGTGTAACGATCAACGGTTTACGGCATTATCTCTGTGCTGGTGTTCCTAAACCTCTCCCATCTGTAACATCTGTACTGAGCGCCACTCAGACTGAAACGACACGTAAAAAGCTAGCGCACTGGAATTTGATGAACCCTGGCGCAGCTGATGCTGCAGCTACCAGGGGAACTTGGATTCACAACAGCGTAGAAGATTATCTACGTGGGCTCCGTGTGGTTCCGTCCGAACAGTACAAGCCGTATTGGGATGGGGTGCCTGAGCTTTTAGACGAACTTCTAGAAGGTGGTCGCGTGCTTTGGAGCGAGAAACCTTTCAACCAACCACGCTGGTCGAAGTATGTCGGCGACGACGGTGTGGGAAGAATCCATTATTACAGCGAAGAAACAGGACATGGGTACGCAGGGTGCTGCGACCTGATCTACATGAACTCAAACGCCGAGATTATTTTGGCGGACTTCAAGACCAGCAACGGACCCTACTCAGCTAGATTTCCCAACAAAAAGCATAACGTCGACGAAAAAACAAAGAAGGCCTTGATCTCAGGGGTCTTTAAAACCAAGAAGACAAGGCTGCAGCTCGCCGCTTATAAACTTGCGGCTGAAGCTTGCCTTGGAATTAAGATAGTTAAGACGCAAATTATCGTCACTACTGCCATTAAAGAATTCAACACACAGATATTTACTTTTGGTTCTGAAGAAGTTGAAAAGGATTGCGAGAGTTGGCTCCAAGTTTTAAAAAATTACTACGAACTTCATCCGCAGGCGTAGAATCAAACCCACTCGACGGCGCACCAGGACAGGGTTCTTCACTCTGTCTTAAGGTTCGCTCGCCCCAAAACAGGCCATACTAGAGGCGCTCAGCGACATCCCATGAAGTTCATTTGCTCTGTAAACCTCGGGGTCGTCCCTCACCTAGACCCTGAGCTGGGCAAGATCGCAAGTGGCGGGAACTTCACAGCCTTCAACTCAGGATGGGACTCATCTGAGCTAGATACGAATGAGCTTGCTGAAGTTTTAGGCAAACAAGCAGGTCTTTGCGCCTGGCACTTGCAAGACGGTAAACGACAAAAAAATCAAACTGGAGTCATAAAAGCTGGTTTGATTATTGTCGACATCGACAACCAGGCTGACTACAAAGACGAGAACGGAAATAAAGTTCAGAAGCAAGAACTCACAGTAGAACAGGCATTAGAACTTGACCTATGTAAGAAGTATTTAACTCTTGGCTATTACAGTCCCTCAACGTCGGAGACGTGGCCACGCTTCCGCTTAGTCTTCGGACTAGAACGTACGGTCATCACTCCTGCTTTTTACCAGTGGTTCTGTAAACAGATTTACTCACAGATTCCTGGGTCGGACGTCCGCGCCACGACTATTCCGAACCTGTTTTACGGACCCAAAAACCCTGAAGCTATCTTCGCCAAACCAGGCCGTTTCATTCCGATCGAAAAAATCGATGAAGCAGTCCGAGCTTTTGCGGCGCTGCCTCCCGAAGAAACCGACTTAGGTGGCGATCCGGTTGAGTACCTGAACCAAGTGACCATCCGTCAAAACGGGATGGACTTGGCTCGACTGGTCTCGAACACTGTTCGGTCCGTACTGGAAGGCGAGGAAGTCGGCGACCGCAGCTCGACAATGGCTGCAGTTTTTAAAGAGCTGCTGGGCTGGTCGAACTGGTGCTGTGCGAACGACATCGCTCTGAACACGTCACCGTTGACTGTGGCACGTGATGCGTTCTATAATATCTATGGTTACCCGCACGACATCGATGGCAAGTTCGACCGGATCCTGAATTCCATCAGGAATCCCGAGGAGCTCCAACCTGCTGTGTCCCTGGCTTCCGAGCTGGGTGAGCTCGGCACCTGGAAAAAGATTCGCCGCATCAGCCGGTCTGTCTTTGATACCCACGCCTCGCCTGAGGTCAAGGAAGCTCTCGAACAAGCCAAGCGAGAAGCAGCCGTAAACGCTGTGCTCGACATGTCTGAATTTGATCTCAGCTCCCCGGAGCCTGAGGTATCTACATCAAAACCCACATCAAAAACAAAAACTAAAGAGATGGACGTCCCTTCCACGCCGACTCAACTCGTAAGCCTTCAGGGCGGTTCAAAGAGCCGGGAGTTTTCAGAGAACGACGTTGCTGACATTATCGTCACCAACCAAGGTGACCAGTTCATCTACGACAGCTACCTAGATCAGTTCTACCACTACGACGAAGATCAGGATATTTGGTATCACCAAGACGAACAACATATTAAACGCCGCATCGTCAAGGCTCTAGATTCATTCGTGATTGCCGGTGTGCTGGCTAAGTACAACGCAGCCATGATCAACAGCGTCTTCTCGATCCTTAAGGCCAAGCTGCTGAAGTCTGCTGATGGTGGTCGTCGCAGCATCTGGACGAAGTCTCGTGGGTGCATCCCGTTCAAGAACGGAGTCCTAGATACCACGACGCTTGAGTTCGAACATGGTCAGCACAAGGAGCTTTACCTACGTCACAAGCTTCCTTACGAATACGACGCCAAAGCTCAGTGTCCTGAGTTCATGCGGTGGATCACCTCTGCCTTGGACAAAGGGCAAGAAGTTTTGATCCAAGCCTTCGCCCGTGCACTCCTCACCGGATACACCGCAGGTGAACGATTCCTGCACCTGGTAGGACCTGGTGGCACCGGCAAGTCGACCATGCAACAGCTCATGGTGGCGCTCGCTGGTTTCCACGGCACTCACACGTCGAGCTTGGAAGTCATCGAAACCAACAAGTTTGAGAGCTACAACCTGATCGGCAAAAAGCTTCTGCTACTGACGGATGAATCGAACTACAACCGTCGCATGGACGTCCTGAAGAAGCTGACGTCTGCTTCTGATACCTTGCGTGCTGAGCGCAAGTACGGCAAAGAAATTATCAGCTTTAAGCCAGAGTGTCTGGTTTGTATCGCGAGTAACGAGCACATCACCTCTAACGACTCCAGCAGCGGTCTTGAGCGTCGTCGTCTGACGATTGTGATGGACAAGGTGGTCGATCCGAGCCTGCGCAAGGAGCTGATCAGCGTGTTCGACGATCGGATCGAAGGTTCTTTCGTTCCTGAGATGAGTGGCATTGTGACCTGGGCTCTGTCGATGCCTTACGCGACGATGAAGGATGTGCTGGCCAACCCCACGAAGCACGTCCCTTCACTCAACCGAACCAACATCGAAGCTCTGCTCTTCAACAATCAGTTCGTTGCGTGGCTGCATGACTGCTGTCTGTACGCACCCAACACGATCAGCCCGGTGGGTCAAGGCGCCCGCAAACCCAACACAGACGAAGCGGAAAAGGGTATGTATGTCGCCAATGCGTACGGTGCTCTGTATCCGAGCTACGCGAACTTCTGTAAGTCCTGTGGCTACAAGCCGGCGGCAAAGCACAGGTTTGTCGAGCGCACCAAGGAGGCAATGGTGAACATCCTCAAGCTCCAGAATGTAAAGATAGTCTTGAACGATGGTGTAGCGAGCATCAAAGGGTTACGTATCAAGGCGTATGACCTACAATCTGACCGCGCAGCTAAGGGTCCTGATCGTCTCCCCTCACCCGTGGAGTTCGCTCAAGATCCGACCAGCACCCATTGGGACGCAGCTTTTCAAAAACATGATCCGGTTAAATCCTAATCTCAGCCTGGCTATCGTCGCAGGCGCTGCTGTTGGTGTCGCCACAGCGATCACCGCTCCTCAGTTCGTAGGTGCCTCTTTCGCTTTCGCAGGTGGTCTTATTGGCGGCGCGGGTATCAGTTGTGAACGTGCGCTCAGAAAGAAACACAACGATGAAGTTGCTACACGAGTCACTAACTGCTTCTCTGCTCTGTACGAGTCCAACCGAGGGGTGATAGACCCAATTCAACTAGGTATACTTGCAAACATCCCAGGCGATAGGGCTTACGCGTTCCTCTCGGAACTAGCTGAGAACACCAACGGGCAGAAAATCACAGTTAAGCAAGGCGCAGGTGTCGTCTTTGCTTACCCTCACAGCCAATCAGCCCTTGACGAGCTAACTACTAACGCTAAGAAGTGGGCTGAAGCTCAGACACAGCAACTAGCAGCTGAGCTCAACCAGCACAAGCAAGCTCTGCAATACATTCAACTGCAGCAGGCGGCTACCACGCTTCCTAAAACTCCTGCGCCTCGGGTTGAGTCGAGCCCTTGGGAGAACGTAGCTCCTCCGTCGTAGTCATTACCACTAATCACCCATGACACAATCACTAATGGCCACAGTTTATGTTGTTATGAAACAACGCCAAAACCCGATTGCCCGCTTTGCAGAGCTCCCTCATGAGATCCACTCGACAAAGAAAACGGCGCGGGACAGGGCTGAAGAGTTAAATAGTAAGGCTAGGACCAACCTTTACTGGGTCGAACCGGCACCTTTTGTCCAACCCTCGTAGTGAGATCAACTAATCACCCATGACCCAACAACACCCAGCCCCGTTTGAAGACTTCTCCACCGAGCTTCGAGATCCTTGGCCTGTGGTCGAGCGCTTGCGCATGGCGCTACGCGAAGCCGAGCGCTATTGCCTCGGCGCTGAGAACACAACCGGCCATTGCATCACAGCCCTTCTTGAAATCCTGCCTGACGAAGATGACTGACTACAAGTTTGTGCCACTGAACAGCCTTGAAAATCGCCTCGGTGATGCCCTTGGCCTAGCAATCGCCATGATCCGCAAGCCCGAAACCATCGACAACAAAACCATGGCTCAGATCGAAGGACCGTTCAAGGAATGGTGTGACGGTCTCGTTGATGGAGGACTGCTTGATGCCTGAACTTTCACCACAAGCCAAAGCAGTCCTAAATGCCGCCTATCGGCGCATGGACGAAAATCCGCACAAAGAAGTCGAAGCAACGCTCGCCGCCGTCCTGCGAGTTGCTGCGGATCAGGTGGTACCAGCGCCACGTCTTCCGTATGATTCTTGCTGTGATGTAAACGCAGCAGCAATACGCGCCGAACTTCTGGCTATTGCCGCCGAGCTTGAAGCCCAGTAGTTACCTTCACTACTATGCCCACACCCTCACCGGCTGCTCAGGCCACACCGCGTAAGCATCCCAGCCGTCAGGCAGCTTGCCTTGGTAATTGACGTGCCAGCCATCGAGCACGGTGGGTTCGGTGATGACGTTGCCGTCTTCATCCCATTCGCCGCCGCTGGTGATGCGACCAACCACATCACAGGCATAGCTTTGGGTGTAGCCGACGAGCTTAAGTTCTTCGCCGGTCTCGTTACCGTCGTCATCAAGCACTGGCTCTTTGACATAGATGCCAGCAGCTAAACCTGCAGCAATCCAAGTAGGTTCATCCGGGAAGCGGAAGAAGGTGGGAGTAGGGGGTGCGAGGAGTTCTTCAGTCATTAGTGTTGCCGACTACGAGGGTTGGTACCCAACAGCATTAAGGCAGAAGGGGCACGGCTTAAGGACGAGACCTTCTTCCGCTGCGCTCATCGCAAGATCAGGAGTCGTAAAAACAGGCTCCAAATGTTCTAATGCTGCGCCGCATTTAGCGGTGTGTTCTGTGTTGCGGATGTGGATGATCATTGGGTGATGGTTTGGAGAGTTTCGTTTGGCAGGCGTTTGTTCCAGTAGGTTAGGCGGCGGATGGAGCCGTTGGCATAAGTTGCAGTTCCTTGAAAACTGCCAATCCACAGCCTTGACTGGTTGGCAGGCATTGTACAGCTCGTATCAGTTCCGACTATTGCACCCGCCCCGTTACTAGCTATAGCTGCATTATTGGTTTTGTTTGCCGCCGCAATCTTTGCGTTAACTGCAAGCCCTCCACTGACCACAAGTGTATTTATTGCCACATCCTGGACTGAATTATTCCAAGAATTTAAGGTTGCCAAATATGCGGAATAGCGGGATTCCCATCGGTTAACAAGCGACCCATCGTCAAACATAAAATAACGGCCTCCATTGTAGATTGATGCCGCATCCACAAACACCGTCCCCTCATCCTGCCGATACCAGGAAGAGAAGTTGCTACCACTAATACTGGCCACGTCAGCAGCGCGGGTGACGGCAGCAGTGGTGGTGGGGATGTAGCTGGAGGGGAGGGAACCGGCTTCTACCTGGGCGCCCCAGAGATGAATAGTAGATCCGGCATCTGCGGAGTTGGCATTTGACAGAGTTCTCTGCGTGATAACATATGTCACACCTCCGGTGCCACCGACAAGTCCGCTGATATAGATTCGATACCACCCGTTTCCGTAAGGAATGATGTCACCCGTAGCTCCTGTAGCAGATCCTTTATTCGATGGCGGGTCACTTACTGTACCATTCGCTATGTCGCACTCCAAAGCCACAGAGTTTGCGGCATTGTCTTTGTCCCTAAGAATAAGCGCACAGTAGCTATTTGTACCAGCCTTTGCAAAAATAGAAAGAGTATTTGTTGTAGCTCCAGTAGGAGCAAGCCTTGTTACACGGAGATCCGAGCTTGCCGTTGAAGTTACGACTATTGTGTCGCCAGTCGTTAAACCATCGGGAGATACAACAGTATTCGGAGATACCGTACAGTTAATTTTACTACTAAAAGCAGTTGCTTCTTCTGCGCTTTCACTATACAAATGGTAGTTCGTCCTACTTTCCTCCGCCAACAACCCCAAGCTCTCACCTGTCGTTGGGTCGTGATCAAACCGTGGAGCACTGTTGATCGTGCTGGTGGTTTTGACGTATTCACCCACAGTAGACGACTGCTCTAGTTGGGCGCCCCAGATGTAGATGCCTTGACCAGATCCTGAGTAAGTAATGTCATTATTCAAGTAAATAGTCCCTGCCACTTGCCCATTGCCTATACCAGTTCCGCCAACAACACACCTAAACCAGCCATTGCCAATGGGTGTTACATTGGCAAATGCATTAGACGCCGTGCCGCCAGTTGTGACAGACGTAGATTGAGACGAGAGATTTATATCAGCATTGACAAAATTTCCAGCATTACCTGGCCGCATAGAAAAGGTTGACAACTCGGATGCTTTAACAAAAACCGAAAAAACGCACGTTGAAGAACAAGTAACAATCTGCGTAACAAAGTGAGCCTGCAGATCAGCCGTGTCACTAATTTTGTCGGCTGTTAAAGTTCCGTCGGGCGCAATAATTGCGTTTGCAGTGACTGACGCAAAATTAGCAGTCCACGTCGTCGCAAACTCCTCACTCCGCAGCAACAAATTCGTCGTTGCCGTCTTAATCAGCCCATCACTGCCCACATACGTCGCACTACTGGCGCGGGTGAAGTCAATAAGGTTCGACCCAGTAGTGGCGTCAACTAATGACTTTGTCTTTGCAAAAGGAAGGTCGAGTGATGCTGAGTTAAAAAGCCCGTTGCCCACCGAGGAGCAAAAGGAGGATCGAGGTGGAAGATTATACATAGTTTCAGATTGTTATATCTCCAGTGAGAATGTATGCGTCTGAAGCTACACCAATTAACCCTGCAACAGAATAACGTGTTGTTGTCTTAATCGCTGCATACGCAGAGTTAATTGCGACACCAGTGCCGGAAGTTAGTGTCAACTGACCGGAAACAGTCGATTGAATCAAAGTACAGTTAAATCCTGGACTTAAACCAGGCGGCACCTGAACGGCGATCGGTGCTTCATTCGTAAATAATACCGTTCGGCCGTTGTCGGTATTTAAAAGGGTATAACCCGAGGAAGCTACGCTGTTTACGGAGTCTAAATTGGTGGTATAGCTAGTAGCCTCAACACCAGAAGCGTAAACACCAGACCCGGTGTAAACAAAGTTAGAAGTTCCTGTGGTTAGGCCGCCGTTGTTAAACTGAACAGCACCCTCTGGTCCTACGGCAGATCCGCTAGCACCAGCAACATAGGGTGCAACGGCTGCACCTAGGCCACTAATAGATACTTTCTTAGGTTGAGCATCCGCAGGAACTTCATTTACATTTAAAAGAAATAAAATATCATCTCCACTTGTCTCTGAAGGAGTAGCTTGCTGAAGTAAGTGAACACTCTGCATAGAGCGTCCGAATTCCCTAGCTGTACTCCAGTCGCGAGACATCGCCAAAACCACCTCTAAGTTACTTTAACGTAAAATCTAGGAAGAAGGCAAAAATCACGCGCAGCTGTTGTATAAAGAGTAGTCAGCTAATAAATTTACTGCGGCAGATAACGAATAAAGTCCCAGCCTTTAAGAGAAGGATCTTCCGATTGCTTGATCGCTTTAACAACAGTCGGAAGCTCACGAGCTAACCGATATCCGATAGAGCGAGCAATCTCACGGTGCTCTTTTTGAGTATCTTCTTTGCCTCGCAAGCCGACGTAATGTACAAAGCTACGCACTGTGCCACTCATGTGCATACGGGTAGGTGTGTACAGAGGGAGAATGTTTCGCGCACATTCACGGGCCACTCCGGCCTCAAGCATCTCGTTATACAGCCCTTGGATCTGGCTATCGACAATCTCTAAACGCTCCCAAAAAGACTCGCACATGTAGACAGGTAGCCTATCCACGCTACTCTGCCGGTTCTTTTGCGCCTGAAATCGAAGCTCAAACTGAAACGGTTTCTCTTCGAGATCTAGAGTTTCACTGGGCGCACAGTAACGTTGAGACAGTTCCTGAAATACAAAGCTCCTGTGCCGCAAGATTTGTGGCGAAATTGCTCTAGTTGTTGATATTTCAAAGCTCGCAGATGCTTGCTCGAATACACTCCAGTGCCCGTGCTTAATACAGTAGGTTAGGAGCTTCTCGTACTCTTCACGATCAGGGTCTTTAGTAGAGACCCTGGCGTGCCTTGCAATTACTTTTTCCGCATCGCTTGTAATCCAATCCAGCTCAGCGGAGTGGAGTTGCATCAGCTTCGTGGGAACGTCTGGCTGTAGCGCAGCCTAGCAGTTATCTCGCTTGGATTCGAGACCATCCGCGCTAAATCGGCGGGACCCCACCCGAGTTTCATGCCTGCCATACGAACATTGTCAGCCTCGCGAGTCATCATTTGGCTGGTTTCGCAGGGAGCTGCAGTGGCAGTGTGCCAGGGGTGTTGTAGTTCTGTGTCATGGTCGCCATGCCCAGGTCCGGCGCATTCAAAAAGTTCTGACTGAGGGAAGTCGTCAGAATCTTGAGTTGGTTACGCATCTCAGGGTTGAGCGTATTCTGGGTCTTAACCAAATACTCACCCTTGCTCATATCCATAGCACGATCAGGGATCACCAGCTGATCGCGATGGTTGTAGCCCGCAAGCCCTGTCAACTGCTGGCTAGGAACGATGTTACCGGGTTGGACATCAGTGGGGCCTATAGGCTCACGAGTATGTTCACCACGGTTGGTCTGATACTGCGAGTAAACGCGATTCACGTTGTCGAGCTGGGTTGCTCGATTCAGCTCAATCATCTCCGGCGTGTTCTGGTATAACGCCGGAACCGCAGTCGCCAGGCTACCGAGCGGCTTCACACGCTCAGCCA